GGTCGACTTCTGCTGCGGCATCGCCGTCATGTTGCGAATATTGAGGTCGCCCATGGACCTCAGGTCGCTCATCTTGAAGTCTTTGATCTGCGCCGCCAGGTTTTTGCCAAGCAGCTTCTCAAGCCTGCCGTCTTGGTCCTCGTAGTAGTCCGACATCAGCCACGCGGTTCTTACCGCTACCTGGCGCAGTGCATCGGTGTGGTTCTGCACGCTGACGTTGGCGCGGTCTGACTCCTGCTCATCCAAGAACGTCAACGCGACGTTGGCCACGACGCCGGCAGGCGGGTCGCCTCGAGAGATGCCGAAGACGCCCATGATTTGCTGCATGTCGCCCTTGGCTTCCTGCATCATCTGGCTCTCATTGGCCTCGTTGATGGCGGGCTGCGACAACGTGGGCGGGACCGGGCCCTTGTAAAAGGCCACGGTGGTGTTGTTGGTGAGTTTTTCGACCTTGATCGAGTTGGCGGGTGCGAACCATTTGGGATGGCTGAACTGGAACCTGTTGCGGACCTTGAGGCTTACCAAATTATTATAGACCATCTGCGGCCCACGTCCATGGGTCACCGTGGCGTCACCGTTCAAGACTGCCGGGGTCTCGATGTCCGGCGTGCGGTGCCATGGGAAGATGGCTAGATTGTCTTCGCCTTTTACCGGATTTTCGGTATTCCGCATAATGGCGCCGCGGGTGAACTTGACATAGCGGCCGCCGTCGATCTCGTCGGTGCTGCGGTGGTAGAAGTGGATGACTTCTACCTCGTCGTTACGCGCCAACTCCTCGCAGGTGTCGGCGTCGTAGAAGTTGTAGTTGGGGTCGGGCGTGATTTTGTCGGCGACCTTGGGCGCCTGGGCCCTAGCGGTGTCGACCTTCATGCGCTCCCTGCCGAATCCGTATTCGACTTGGGCTTCCTCGGCCTTGCGCTGGAGAAACATGTCCCAGCTAAACCATAGCTGATACTCGACGTCGCCCATACGCACGGGCTTGTCGATGAATGCCGGCTGACCGTCCTTTTCGACGTGCTTGCCGTCGTCGTCAAGCAGCGGCACCTTGGGAATCTTCTTGACCTGGGTGCGAAATGCCTTGGCAATGTCTCCGGGTCGCATTGTTAATGGATCGCCCTGGATGCCGTTGGCCTTGAAGACCTGGGCGATCCATTCCGGATGGTACGGCCCAAGGTTCGGATTCCACGTCACCCAGAAGAAGTCCTCGCCGAAGATGCGCTTGCGCCGGCTGTGCCGGGCCATCAGCTTGTCGATGTTGACGTTGGGCTTGGCCCAGAAGCCTTCGATCAGCTTCTCGACGACCTGGGCGGTGACGCGGTCGCTGTTGTCGTCCGATGGCGGCGTGCACGCGATGGCGCCGCGGTACTTCGTCATCCGGGCCACGTCTTGCTCGACCATGTCGACCATGTGGTTATAGACGACGCGGGGATTCTTGGTGCGGCGATTGATCGTCGACTCGCTAGCCGACTCCTCGCGGTCCCTAGTGCTGCGAGCCGTCGAGCTGTACTGAATGCCACGGAACGCGCAGAGGTTCTTGCGCTGGTTCATGTGGCGTTCCTGGGCCTGCTGCTTTAGGTGGTCCAGCTCGAGGTTTAGCCACGCCAGGACTTCGTCGTCGTTCGACATGTCAAGCGTGTGAAAAGGCTTCTGAGGCCCCTTGGCGCTGCCGTCTTCCTGGCCGTCGATCATGTCAATGAATGACGTCGAGCCCACAAAGCCTCCATGCTGAACTGTCGGCCGACGGCATCCATGCCGCAGGCCCCCCCACTAACTCATTTTATTCCTTGCCGCGGCCCTCTTGCAAAGGCGCCGAGCCGTTGCGCTTGATCTGTTCGTCCCGAACGGCCTTGCCGACCCACATGTAGGCTTCTTCCAGCTTCGTCAGGATGAGGCTTTGCGCCCGACCCTGGCCCAGAGCGCCAACGGACGCCTCCAAATGCTGGAACTTCTCTTTGAACAGCTTTTGCTGTTCCTGGGCGGTGTCGTCATAGGCGACATAATCAAAGCGGGTACTCGGCTGCATGGGTGTCCCTCAAAGTGGTAGGTTGGCGGCTTCCTGCATATCGGTCAGGTCATCAAAAGCGTTTTCATCGGCGACACGCAGCGTGCGGTTCACCTGTTTTTCGTCTTCGTCGCTGACGGCATCTGTTGGGATTGGCACCATGTGGACGGCATGCGTCGATTTCTGGAGGGCCTGTATTTCAATGCGGGTTTGTATGGCGAGATGAAGTGCGTAGGCTGATGCCGCAAGGGCGGCTAAGATGGCGACGGTCCAAATCGGGATGATCCACTCCAACTAGAAGTCCTCCATTTCGTCGATCAACTCGCCAGTTTCTCGGCGGTCGTCGTCTTGGTCTTGCTCGATGGTTCGCATCCGGGGCTCGTCGTCTTTGTCGGGGGACGCAGGTTCCACATCAGGATTGAGATCAATGCCAGCACTAGAATTGAGGTAACGTGAAATGTCAATGGCATGGTCAAAACAATCCTTACGGGGCTTACCTGTCTTGGGATCTTTAACGAAGTTTTCAAGTTCTAACTGGTATTTTATGCACCGATCACTGATGACTGTCAATCCATAGAGCATTTGGTCCTTCATCAGGCTGATGCCCTGGTCGATGGCATGCTCGGATTTCCTGGTCGGCACGAAGACCTCGCCGAAGCTGTTCAGGGCCTCGGTCATGAACCACGTCGCGGCTTCGTCGTAGATCTGATCCCACTCGATGCCGTGGGCCTCCCAGTTCGGGTACAGCTCCTCCCGCATAGCCTGGATGCGCGGCACAATCCTTGATGTTGATGTCTCGGCCTGGTTCTGCTCATAGATCTCGTCGAGATAGTAGACCCGCTTGGTGAAGGGGTTGATGGCACGGAACAGCACGGCGAACACCGTGGCGTTGCCTGGGTCATTGCCGACTTGCCAAATCAGCTTGCGGCGATCCTTCTCCAGCTCGGCCATGATTTCGGCATGGGGCCGAACGTGCTTGGTATGCCGGCGTTCCTCGGTCGGGCGGTCGAACATGGGGAAGTAGCTCAGCTTGCCGCCCTTGGTCTTCTTGGCGCCGTACTCGCGCTCCCAGACGTCGCCGTCGCCGCGGGCATACAGCTTTCGCTTTTGAGACTTCAGCCAGCCCCGGTCGATGTGGGGATTCGCCCACGACGGGTAGTTGAAATACGCGTATTCGGCTTCGGTCTTGGCCTCGACGACCGTGGCGTCGTAGTGCTCGATGTCGATGGCCGGCGGCGTGCCGTTGATGAGCAGCGGCGCCTTGAACGTCGCCAGGTTTGGCCCGAATGCCGGGTGGAACTCCGGCGAGAAGTCGCGGAACTCGTCATAGACGGCACCTCGAGGGTTAGGGCCGCGGTACTTGTCGAAGTTGTCGCTGCCGTCGACCTTGATAAAGCTGCCATTGGTAAACGTCACCCGCATGTGGGCTTCGCTGATGTCGGCGACGTACTTCTGTGGCCCGAAGGTCTGCAAGCGGTGGTTGGCCCATATGACTTCCCTGGCCTGGTTTTGCTGCGGCGTGAAGTAGTAGTATTCGCCGGGCGTCGTCAAGGCGAGCCGCCACAGGAAGTAGGCGTCGATCTCGGTCTTGCCGAACTTGCGGCCGCACTCCAAGAGCACCATGGCCTTGTGCTGGCCAAAGATGGCGTTGAGCACGAGCTGCTGCGCCGGGTGTGGCTGCCAGTGGGCGTGAAGGTCGCCGAGGATGCGGGCTAGGCGTAGGGCTGCGGTCATCTCCGCAGTCTAGCAAGGATCGGGTTGGGATCAAAGATGGCGGCCGTAAGGGCGCAGTTGCCGCACGAGCCATACCACTGCGGGAAACCCCATCCCGGCGCCTTCTTCAACAGCACGGGCTTCCACCGCGTATAGGCTGACTTGAACAGCGAGCTGAGCGACGTCGCGTCTTGGAGATTGGCGCGGCCGGCGCCGCATTTGGGGCAACACTCGGGGACGTATCGTCGTTTGCCGTAACGAATCAAGGCGCTACCGCCCGGAACTCCGGGTAGTCGTTCACAGCAGCACCACCAATCCCTTCGGCTCTGGCACTGGCGCTGCCTCATCGTCTTCGGCGTCAAGGATCGGCTTCAGCTCGAGGCGCAGGGCCTCAGCTATCGGCGCCACGGTCAGGCTGCGCATGACCTCGTCGAGAGCCATGAAGTCGCGGGGCAGCATGCGCTCGGCGCTCCAGTCCTTGTACGACAGCACCAAGTAGAAGCTGATGCCGTCGATGCGGCTGGGGCGGCTCTCCACCGACATGCGGGCGTTCAGCTTGCCATCTTTGGGCACCGACTGGAGGCTGCGGACGGGGTCGGTGGTGGGCTCGTCGGTCATCATAAACCCAGCACCTTCTCTCTAGACCATCCGCGCCAAATTCGTTTTACGATGGTCTCTCCCTGCAATCCAAGCCGCTCGGCAGCCTCTATGACCTCGCGGCTACGCCGCCGCGTTGGTGTCGTCAATGCTTTCTCCACGGACCAGCCCCTCGCTAAGCGCCAACATAGCCCATGTCCAAACTCGCCGTCTTTATACTTTCGTTTTGTCACGGCACTCCTTCATGACCTGCTGATGATCGGCTAACTCCTCAACCGGAATCAACCTCGGCATCGCCGGCAGACAGCACTTCTTGAAGTTGAAGCCGGAGTCACACGGGCACGGCCTGTTGCGCGGGTACGCCAGGATCGGGTTCGGCACCCAGCCCTTCTTCGGCCTCAGGCAGTAGCTGCTATTCAAAGCCTGATTCTGAATCCACTTCGCTTTGTCGAAGGACTTCGGCACCGGATTGCCGGAGGAGTCGAGGATGGTGCCGAATGCTGGGGCTTCATCACCAGGATTCATTGCGCCTTCCCTTCTCAGCGATGAAATACTCGCCGGCTCGCCGCAATGCATCTGCCGTTAAAGGGCGGCCAGCCAGGTCGAACTTCACCACGGGTGGCTCGACCCGATCCTTGCGGGTAATTGAAACCATGGCATTCTCTTGCTCATAGGAGAACGCGCAGCCGTTGCGCTCGCACAGCTCCATAAGCGCCGCGAACTCATACCCGAAAACCGCGTGGTCCTGGATGCTCATTCCGGGAATCCCTTCTTGCCAAATATCGCGTCGTAGTTGTTGCGGTAGTCGCGGCCCTCGTTGGGCAGAAAGTCGCTGATGTCGATGGTTCCATGGAAGTTCATGGCGTCGATGCGTTCAGCGTTGGCGATGCGATACGCCACACGGCGCACATAGGCGGGGTCCAATCCTTTGGCCTTGCATTCTTCGTCGAATGTCACGAGCAAAGCCCTATTCCAAAAAGCAGCCGCATCACCAGCGCCGCCAGAATCAATCCGATGCCCCAAAGAAAGCCGTTCACGGTTTGCATCAATGCAGTCATCCCTTGATCTCACAAGCGAGGCGAAGCGTTTCGATTGCAGACGCCGCGATAGCATCGCCGACAGGTGATGCGGCGTAGGCGGCGGCGGCGGCGGCGGCGTCGGCGTCGGCGTAGGCGTAGGCGGCGTAGGCGTCGGCGGCGGCGTAGGCGTCGGCGGCGGCGTAGGCGGCGTAGGCGTAGGCGGCGTCGGCGGCGGCGTAGGCGGCGTAGGCGTAGGCGGCGGCGTAGGCGGCGTAGGCGTAGGCGGCGTAGGCGTCGGCGGCGGCGTAGGCGGCGTAGGCCTTTCGTATCTCGGCTCGCCGTTCGGTCAGATACTCCGCCGCCGCTCGCAGCGACTTCTCGTCATTGGTGACGGCCCTGAGGTATGCCGAAATCTCCAGCAGCTTGATGAAGTCGGTGAACAGTT